CGAGCTCGCCGCCGAGCAGCTCGTTGGTCATCCCGTCGCGCGCCTGTTCCGCCGACCGACCTACGATCCCGACATCGGGCGCTCCTACTACACGTGGATGACGATGATCGCGGGAGTGCTCCTCTCGTTCATCGTCGACGGCAACGCCTACATCCTGAAGGTCCGCGGAGCCGGCGGGGCCGGGAAGCCCGTGCAGCTCTGGTGGACGCCGCACTGGGCCATCGAGCCGGTCGGCGACCCGGAGAAGCCCACGAGCTACGTGGCCTATTACGACTATTGCCCGGACGGGACGAGGCACATCCCGATTCGCGTCGAGGACGTCATCCATCTGCGCGACGGGCTCGACCCCTCCAATCCGCGCAAGGGACTGTCCAAGGTCAAGACGCTGCTGCGCGAGATATACACCGACGAGGAGGCGGCGCGCTGGACGGCATCGCTGCTGCGCAATCACGCCCTCCCGGGGATCATCCTCGCTCCGAAGATGCCGCTCGAGAACCACGACGACGCGAAGTCGGTGAAGGCGCGGCTCAATGCCGAGTTCGGTGGAGACCGCCGCGGCACGGGCCTGGTGCTCGAGGGTCCGGCCGAGGTCACCCAGTACGGGTTCTCGCCGGAGCAGATGAAACTCGGGGACATCCGCGACATCCCCGAGGAGCGCATATCCGCCGCGATCGGCATCCCGGCTGCCGTTGTTGGGTTCGGCGCCGGTCTCCAGTCGACCAAGGTCGGAGCGACGATGGCCGAGCTCGTGGACCTGGCGTGGCAGAACGGGGTCATGCCCCGGGCCCAGGTCATCGCGGCCGAGATCACCGAGCAGCTCCTGACGGAGTTCGAGCCGAGCGCTGGCGAGGGCATGGAGTTCATCTTCGACACCTCGAAGGTGCCGATCATGGCCGACTACCACCTGAAGGTGGCGCAGCGCTGGAACGTGGCGATACAGGGCGGCTGGGCGCAGGTAGCCGAGGCGCGCCGCGGTGCGGGGCTGAAGATCGGTCCGCGCGACAAGGTCTATCTGCGCCAGACCCAGATGCAGGAGGTCGACGCGACCAAGAAGCCGGTCATCGAGGTGCTGCCGAAGCCGGCGCTTCCGCCCGGCGGGCCAAGCCTGTCGCCCGAGCCAGCAGCGGCACTTCCATCCGGTGAGTCAGAAGGTCAGCCGCCGGGCGCGAAGGGGTTGACTCCAAGGGAGCGCGAGGTTGCGGTGATGGTGCCGACGATGACGAACAAGGCGATCGCGGACGCGCTGGTCATCAGCGAGCGCACCGTGGAGACGCACGTCGCGAGTGCCATGAAGAAGCTCGGAGTCCACAGTCGGGCCGAGCTCCGCAGTGTTTGACCGCTCAGGCGGTCGCGGCTGGTGTCTCCTCTGCTGGCGGGGGCTTCGGGAAGACCTCGTCGCCGTGGCGTTCCGCAATCTCGGCTAGCCGCGCGGTCGTGGTCTCGAGCTTCTCAACACGCACGAGAATCTCCGCCGGACCTGGGGCTGCTGGCTTGCGGGCTCGACGGGCTTGCTTCTTCTTGGGTGACATCTTTAAGCACCTCCGCTCGCACGCTCTCCGAGCAAGTGACGTTCCAGCAGTGGGTCTAAGTACCAGTCTCCGTACAAGTTCCGTACTGTCTCCGCTTCTCAATCCTTCGCCGTGTCGCCTTTACTGGCTGCGGTGGCGGAGTGGCTTGACCTTGCGCTCGAAATCAAGGCTGTCGATGCTGCCCAGCGAATCATTGAGGGCTACGCCAGCACTACGGGGAATGAGGATTCCTCCGGGGACGTAATCGACCCGGGCGCGTTCGCCGACACGCTGGCCGATCGGAGCCCCGCGGACATCCCCGTGTTCATCGGCCATCAGCACCAGGACCTCCCGGTTGGAATTCCCTTGGTCGTCCGGGAAGACGACCGCGGTCTCTTCACAAGAACCAAGATTCTCCAGACCCAGGCGGGCGACGATCTTCTGGCGGTCGCGAAAGCCAGCCTGCAGACGGGCCGAGGCTTGGGGATGAGCATCGGCTACAACCCGGTGCGGCAGACCTGGGCGGCGGGAAAGAACGGGCGCCAAATCCGCCACATCACCAGTCTTGAGCTGGGCGAGTTCAGCTACACGGCCATCCCAGCCAATCAGAGCGCGCGGATCGTCGCGGTCAAAGAGCGCAAGGCCGACGTCGACGAGACCGCCTGGGACGGGAACGCCGCGATGACCGCCTGCGAAAGCGCCGCCTGCTACGAGTCGATCTGCGCCGGCCGTCGCGAGGGCGACCCGGCGCTGCGCTCCACGTGGGCGCTCCCGCACCACAAGAGCCCGGGCGCGCCACCCAACGCGGCGGGCGTGCGCAACTCTCTCGCCCGGCTGCCTCAGACCGAGGGGCTCACGAACAAGGCCGCCGCGCAGGCTCATCTGGAGCGGCACATGGCGGCCATCAACCCGGATGCGGGCAAGTCCAACGATGCCGAGTTAGACGCGCAGCTTGTGGCCATCTCCAGTTACCTCGACCGCAAGTACCGCTGGCTCGCGCCCGAGCCAGCGGAGACCAAGGCTGGCCGGACCTTCTCTGCCGCCAACGTGGCGAAGGCCAAGGGTGTAGCCGCAAGCCTCCGCGAACTCGCCGATCAGATCGAAGAGTGGGTGCAGCCAACTGCGGATGAGGAGGGCAAAGAGGACGACATGCAGACCAAGGACATGAACGACATCGAGATCGTCGGGAGCCTGCTCGGACTTGAGCTGGCCTTGGCGCAATCACGAGGAGGGACCACATGAGCGCGAAGGAACTGGTTCACGAGCTCGAACAGGTCACGATGAACTACGAGGTCATCGCCACCGAATACAAGGACAAGACTGCGGCGGACATCCCCGCCGAGAAGAAGCAGGTCTTGGCCAATCTCGCGAAGCGGGGGCGCGAGCTCAAGGCGCTCGTGGCGGATGAGCAGAAGCGCGAGGCGGAGGCCAAGGACGTCGCCGAGCTCAAGTCATTCCTTGAGAAGCCCGCCCCGCAGGTTCCCGTCGCTGCGACCAGGCCGATCAACGATGACCGCGATGGCCGCAAGTCGCTTGAGGCAGGCGGCTGGGAGTTCAAGCAGGGTCTCGCCTTCAAGCAGACCTCGACCGGCCAGAAGGTCGAGATGTACTCGGAGCGCGTGCTCTTCGGGCCGCTGCCCGAGAACGAACAGGAGGCCAGTTACTTCCGCAAGACGCGCGCAGCGCTCCAGCCGGCGTACCGCGACACGTACAACAAATACATCCTGACCGCCGCGAAGGGCCGATCCGAGTCGATGGCCTTCGCGCAGCTCACGCCAGCGGAGCAGAAGGCGCTCTCGGAGGGTCAGGACGATGCCGGCGGGTACCTCGTCCCACCGGACGTCCAGGCCGAACTGCTGGTGCGATTGCCGCAGTTCTCGGTCATCCGTCGCTACGCGCGGATCCAGAGCACCAGCCGCGACACGCTGCGCTACCCGCGGGTCGCGCCAGCGGCTGCGACGGAAGGCGGGCTCGCCTCAGGGGGTGCCTCGATCTTCTCCTCAGGGTTCGTGGGCACATGGGTCGGTGAGACGCCCGCCTTTACCGACAAGGACCCGGGATTCGGGCAGTTCGACATCTCGATCAAGAAGGCGCGCGTCGCCACCAAGCTCTCGAATGATTTCGTCTCGGACTCGGCGGTCGACATCTTGGCCTTCTTGGCGCGCAACGGTGCCGAGAACCTGGCGCTCGTCGAGGACCTGGGCTTCTTCCGCGGTGACGGTGCCGCGCTCCAGCCGCTCGGGATCCTCAACGGCGGTGCCTCAACGGTGGACGTAGAGGGCTCGACCGCGAACACGATTTCGAACACCACCGCCGCAACCGGCACGGCTCCCAAGCTCTTTGACGTGCTCTTCGCCGTGCCGCCGCAGTACCGCACCGCGCGGTCCTGCGTCTGGGTGATGACCCCGACGTCCGAGGGCAAGACCCGCAAGTTGGTCGACGCAAACGGCCGCTACCAGTTCGCGATGAGCACAGACATGGGCTCGGGGCTGGGGTCGGGGCGCGCCCTACTCAACTACACCGTCGAGAACTCGCCCTTCATGCAGGAGGACGGGACCGACACGAACAAGGTCTACCTCTTCGGGGACCTCTCCGCGTACATCATCGCCCAGCGAGCTCAGATCGCGACGCGCGTGCTCAGTGAAAGATTCGCGGACACAGACCAGATCGGAATCATCCTCTTCGAGCGGGTCGGCGGCGCGCTGTGGAACGTCGACGCGGTCCGCTACGGAATCGTCTAAGGAGGGACTGACATGGCAGGCGAACACATCGGAAGCGCCGCAGACGACCTCATCGCCAACGAGATCCCGCCGCAGTCCATCACCAGCGGCGCGGCAATCAACGGTGCCGGCGTGGATATGCAGGGATGGGAAGATGTGCTCTTCGTCATCCAGCTCGGCGCGTTCACCGGCGCAGGCACGCTCGCGGCGCGCCTCGAGTCTGATGACAACGCGAGCTTCACGAGCACCGCGAACATCACCGGCGCCGCGCTCGTCAACGTGACCAACACGCAGCCCAACAACGTCGCGGTTCTCGGTGTGGCGCGCCCGACCGAGCGGTTCGTGCGCTGCGTCATCACGCAGGCCACGAACACCGTGGTGGCTGGCGTGACCTCGATTCGCAAGCGGCGCACCGGGCTTATGCCACCAACGGCGGCGGCGGTGCAGACGGTCGTCGTCAAGAGCAACTAGTGAGC